CTTTAATAAGGACAATGAAGTCACATACATTGTGAAGGGTGGGGGAAAATATACACACGAGGTGTGGAATTATTCTGTTGATAATGTGCTGGTAACACAGTCTTATTGCGGAATAATCACGAATACAGCTGCATATCTTGTGGATCGGAGGAAAACCTCATTAGACCACGAGTTGGTGCTGCTCACACCGGTGGCGTTATGGTCAGGACTCTCCGCATTTTTAGCATATTTTGCTTATAGTGGAGCCCCGTTATCACGCCTAAAACCCGTCAAGAAGAATTTCTTGAGGCTTGAGGTTCATGATGAGAACGGTGTCCAGATATCTACTGGGGTGGTAGATTCGTATGCACAGGCAACGATACCAGCTCAAGATGACCACACGCTCGCAACCATATCTCGCACAAGCAAATACGACCTGACCATGCCTCAGGCTGTAAGTGCTGCCAAAGGAGACAGAGCAGCGGCAGCTGTTCTGCTCGAATACCACAGGGATTGTGTCCCTGAGAAATGTGATGTCATTTGTCCTGTGGAAGACTCAGTAAGAACTTACCACTTTGAGCCAGCTAGCGCTGACAACATCACACCCAGTTTGGTGCCCTTTATGTGCCCGATTATGGACGAAGCCTTCGCGCCTAGCGTGAGCATCCAAAGTGATCGAGCGGCAGTGAAGGGCAGGATAGAGGACGTCCGTCCACCGGAGATGAAAAATTTCCTGGCGGGCGTCATGAAGGAGTTTTTGGAATTGTTGATCCCTGAAGAACTTTTTCAAACTTTGGATCCCGTCGATGATGATGCTGTCAAAGACGCCCAAAGTTCTCCGTCTCAGCGCAGAATTATAGAGATGGCGCAGTTTGAGAAACCAACTGATGTTGGTAAGGTTTTCCTGAAGAAGGAGGCTTATACTGCAGTCAAAGATCCACGTCTGATAACCCAAGTCAATGGCCCAGACAAGGTTGAGTACTCTAAGTTTATATACGCTGCGGCTGAACTTCTGAAGAAGGAGGATTGGTATGCCTTTGGCAAGAACCCGTATCAAATAGCTGAACGTGTCGGCGAAGTCTGCAAGGAGGCCCTGATGGCCCTTGAGACTGACATGAGCAGGTTTGACGGTAGGGGCTCAAACATAATGAGAGAGTTTGAGAAGATGTTTTTGATGCGAGCTTTTCGCCCTGAACACCATGCAAAACTTTTGCAATTACATCGCACCCAGTATGGGCTGAGGTGCGTCACTATGTTTGGGAAATGGTATGATTTGGCTTATGCACGGGCATCGGGTTCTCCCGAAACTTCCGTGCTTAATACGCTTATTAACTGTTTCATCTCATTTTTAGCTCTGAGAATGACCAAGGTCAATGGAGTATTTTTAACCCCTAAGGAAGCCTGGGCGAAGCTGGGCCAATATGGGGGAGATGATGGAATAAGTAGAGATATTGAAGCCAAAGTGTATGAACGGGCCGCTGCAATGATGGGGCAGAAAGCTGAAGTATCCGTTGTAAAACGCGGGGACTTTGGAATTAAATTTCTAGCCCGCATCTACGGCCCGAACGTATGGTGGGGTGATATAAATTCATGTTGTGACCTTCCTCGCCAATTATCCAAACTGCACGTTTCCGCAAAGCTGAACTCAGGGGTGACCCCTCTGATGAAGTTTACTGAAAAAATGCGGTCCTATGCTCTAACTGACGCAAATACGCCAGTTTTTGTGTGGATCGTGGGTGTGGCAAGGACGTTTATCGCAGAAATGCAC